CTCATTTATATTCATATGATTAATAATACACAAAAAAAAGTGTTGACAGGGATCGGAATATAGTATAGAGTGCAATCATTATTAATCACAAACATAAGGAAAATATCATGGCTAATATAGCAAAATGTGCAAGAGCAACTGAAGTAATGAACAAAGTAAAAGGGGGCAACCCTTTCGTTTTTAATCATCGCTTCATGGGTTACAATGAGGCACAAGAGGGTATTCTCGCCCAACAAAGGGAAGCGGATCGCAGACTCAAAGAGATTCAAGCCCAAAGATTAATTCGTGCAAAGGGGGTAGCATAATGGACGCATCAATTAAACCAATTAATGATAAAGTTAGTATGTTCGCAACTGATGAAGAGTTATACGAAAAATTAACTAACAAAGAATTAATGTTAATTAAATTAGTTAAAGCCGAAGAATTTGTTGATGATTTATATAGATCACATGATTCTGAAGCTAATAAAAAATTATTTCCCCCCGAAAAGAGTTGGTTTCAAATAAAAGATTTATTAAGAGAATTGCGGGCATTGAATAAATAATATTTGGTATGTACATATTGAGATTAAAAGGCATAGAGTCTGTGGATGTCGCAGAACGGGAATGGTCTTTCCTATTTTAACACTTTTATTCTCTTCTTTTAAAAAAATACTTGACAAATAACACAAAATATACTATAATACATACATAATCAAGATTGAGAAGGATAAACTCAAATAAATAAAATAATCCAAAATTTTTGTTCTTTAATAGTTTAATAATGTAGTTGAGATTCTTGCTCTCACTCTTTTAAATAAGAGTTCTAGGAGTTATTTTAATTACATTAAATTTTAGTTTAAATAAGGTTCTACAGATCATCCTTTTAAATAAGGATTCTCGTTTTCACTTTATTTAAATAGACTTTGGATATCCTCGACGGAGGTATCCTGTGGGTGACCGAATAAGCCTGTCGTGAGCGGGCTAAGGTATGCAGATCCCTGTGGTGGGGTTGGCGGAGTTCAATCGAATGAGCCAAAAGACAAATACCATGTCTAGTCTGTAGTTGGAAGTAGGAACACCATGAACTGATGTTCACGCCGAAAACTTGAGGGTATTCAGTAATCCCTCCCCACACCAATTTTCTCTCATCCCTCCGAAGCCCCTTCTGTTTCTCCTTTCGCAGAAGGGGCTTTTTTTATGTTGACAAACCAGGATATTTTTACATAATCGATTTTATGAAAACATTAAAAGACATATTATCAAACTACGGGTACATCAACTCAGCTCAACTCGCAGAGATTAACGAGCACTTTCCACACATGAAAGTCGTCATTAAATGGGGCGGAATGCCTCGCGAGCGAGTTCACGCATGGCAAGCAATTGAACGCATCGAGAAAGTTGAAGCCGAGGATATTGATTACTGTAGAGAAGTATTTCTTTCAGGCAGAGACTGCGACAACTTAAGAGCCGCCCTTCATATTGCCGATTAACATTTTACCGACCTGCGCCAAGTGGCGCGGGTCTCTTTATATACTAATCATAAAAAAAATATATGCAATTATCTGAATTATCATTACTCGGGCTCGGCGCCCTTATTTGTGTTAACCCTGAAAACATAGCGATCTACGGACCAATACTAATAATATCGCTAGCTGCAATGCAATATAAAGCTTATAAAGATATGATGGAATAAGAAATATAACAGTAATAAATACAAGAATAATTAAAGTAAAAAAAATAAGTAATTAAATAGCAAATACAGTTTCTCTAAATATTAGGCCCCTGGTCCGCCAGGGGTCTTTTTTGTACCCGCAAAATTTACGTAAGTCCTTGAGTATCAACGACTTATGGCACGGGCGGCGGGGCAGCTGTGCTGTAAGTGCTTGATTATTAGCGTTTTACAACAAAATGAAAAAAACTTAACTTTTTTCTTGCGTTAACTAAGTTTTTTGTTTAGTGTGTTTATATGATCTTAAGAAACCAACACGACCCACGATACACGATTAAAAAGAATCGTCCCGTATATGTTTACAAGAATCTACATAAAGATTGTTGGAGCATCAAACAACATGGATTAGTTAAAGCTCACATTCCAAAGGATCATGCTATTGGATTATGGGATTGCTATTTTCATGTCGATGCCAAAGGCAGAGAAAAAGTTCTTCGTGAGAAGCGTAAGAATGTTCATGCTTTTGTCAAGGGCTATCTTCAAGATGCAGAAAATGTATCTCGCAACCCCCAAGTTATCACTAGAGAAGTCGAGGTAACATACAACCCTTACAAGTATGAGACTTTTGTAGAGAAGGACACCGAGAAGTTTGCATACTATGCAGACGAAGTTTTATTAACACACAACAAAGTAACCGCTTATATGTCATGAAAGAAGAATTAAAAGGAATTAAACACGCCATTGACGGATTGTCAGATGAAATGTTAGAGCATAGACGCTATGCTAACATGGACGACCTTGTCAAGGTAATGAAGAACATTAACGACAATCTTGTCGCAATTAGTTTTGACTTAAAAGAATTAGTTGAAGCAAAAAAGTTTGAAAATGAGTTGACAACAGCACTCAGATAGTTTAGTTTTATATTATGCAAGAGACAATAGATATCACACCAACATGGTCAGCACTCGTTCCTGTTATGGTCGAGGTGCTGAAAAGCCCACAAGCAAACAACACCGCAAAAGCAGAAGTAACCCAAGAATTACTTCGCCTCGCAAAGATCGTAGACGATCAAAACGAGAAAGCAAAAATGGTAGAACTAGATAGAAAGGCAAGATCATGACACAAAGTGAAATTAGAATAATGATATTAAACATCGTTAACGGAAACATTCGTTACGCGAATCCTGCAGATCCAATGAATGTTAAAAAAGCTGAAGACTTGGGTATTGATTACTTCACTACTCAATCAGCGGAAGAAGTTTTGGATGATATTATTACAGACTTGACAAGTTTACAAGATGAGCTTAGAATAGAATCATCTTTTCAATCAGCACAACTATAACACAAGGAAAAATTATGCAAGTATACGACACACCCGAACAAATCGCAGCTTATAGAATGCGAGTACTATTAAAAGGTTTAGAAGCTGAACTCAGAGGAATGAAGCTTTGCCGTGGCAGAAGTTGCTACTCTGTCATCAAAGAAGAGTACGGCATCAAAGGCAACAAACAAAAAGTTTACAATCAATTTAAAGAAATCGTGGGGGCATACAAATGACAGCATCACAAGTAGAATCACAAGTAGAATCATGGAATTGGAACCTTAACATATTTGAAATTTATGATGAGATTAGAGATTATAGCTCACGAGACCAAGAACAATTACTTACATTTGCTTACGACTTTTTTAACAAAGATAAAATGATGAAAGAGCTTGCATCTCACTTCGGAATTGATATTATAGAAGAATGAAAAACAATTACATAGAAGCAACCTGCATTGGCAGTCCACTAGGTTTACCTGAATTTAACGACGAAACTGAGCAGTACGAATTATTTTTCGAGGAGAATCATGATCAGTTCCACCCTCTTTTTCAAAGAGATATTATTTCTTATAGTTGTGAGGATGCCGACGAGGCAACCGAGCTTTACAACTACTACAACCAAAACCCCGTAATGGAGTCAAAAGAAAATGAAATTGTTGAAAACAATTATCCGTTGGTTTAATCCTGTCTATCAAGTGGTTTACAAAACCCAGGACGGACGAACCGAAATGTTCACCATATCCAAGCCGAAACACAAAAACGAGTTTGGAAACCTAAAGGAAGGCAAAGCAGTCGCGGGCTTTCGCTCTTATTGTTACAATCGGGAAGGCGTTCGCTCTTTTCGTTACGACAGAATCATCTCATTAAACAAAGGATAAAATTATGACCGCATCATCTCAATTAGTAAAAAAGTTAACTGACAAAGAAATGAACGACAGCAAAAAAAGAATGTGGTTGTCGTCTCAAATTCGTGAGCAAGGGTTCAACCTTGCTGTGCGTGAAATCTATGGCGAGTGTTCGCAAGATTATTGGTTCAAGAAAAAAGTTCACGACAGAACTTTGCATCGATTGTACCGCATCGAAAAAAAGATTTAGTGTTATGGGTATCGCTGCCCCCTCCTTCGGGAGGGGGTTTTTTATTGCCCAACTTACTGATAATCAACGATTTGCGCCAAAATTTTCGGGGCCGCCGTGCCATAAACCCTTGATAAACAACGACTTACAACAAAATGCATTTTATTTCATTTTTTTCTTGTGTTAATTACAAAATTAGTTTAGTGTGTTTATATGAAAGCGAGAGAGATAAAGATCAGAAAAACAATCCTCTTCACTAAGTCAAGACCTCACAAAGTCAAAAACAAGGTGATCCACAGAAAACTCAAACACAAGGAGCAATTAGTATGAACATCAATCCTGAATTTAATTCCGAAGAAAGACCAAATGTTGAATTAGTAGTTGAACAAGCAATGAGCTATTTATTCAATACATTTATTAAACCACAAGAGGCTGAACTTGACGAAGATGATCTTGCGTCCGTTAGTTTAATTGGCATCATGTTTAAAGACATTGCCGAAAAAGCCGAGGCATATTATCAAATGCACGAGAATAAAGAAAATGATTTTTTTCGCAATTAAGTAAATTAACTATTGACAAAAAACATAACATCTATATTATAAAAAACTATGAATAACGAAAACACACAATCCACATCACCTAAAGTCAACCTTCACATTTGCGGAGGTAATCGTTCGCTTGTCGATTTCGAGCAAGTTGTCGGAGTTCCCACTCCACCTGTTGAGTATCGCAAGAAAGAGAATGCCAATGGCGAGCGAGCCGTTTCTTATCAACCAATCGCTCACCATGAGGTAGTTGATCGCACAAAGGGCTTTCTTAACCAAAATGGTTTCACCATTCAAGATGAGGTTCATTCTCTCGCTAGGGGTAACCAACATTACTTTGGTTTGTTTGCCGTTGATCATCCTAATCGGGAAGCATCAGATCGCGGTTGCGTTGTGGGGATTCGCAACTCTCACGACAAAACATTTCCTGCAGGGCTTTGTGCAGGTGACGCTCCCTTTGTTTGCGACAACTTGATTTTTACTAATACAATCAAGCTCGCTCGCAGACATACTCGCAACATCTTGAACGATCTTGATACCACTATCAACCGAGCAATCGGTAAGCTTTTCAACTTTTGGCATGGTCAAGACCAAAGGATCGAGGCTTATAAAAATCGTTCTATCGGTAATGTTCTCGCCCATGATCTTATCATCAAGGCAGTTCGTGCAGGTGCTTTGCCTAAGTCCAAAGTTTTAGATGTGGCAGATCAGTGGGCATCTAGTGATCACCTTGAATTTCGTGATCGCAATGTAAATTCACTTTACAACGCATTCACAGAAGTTTACAAGGGTAACCTTGTAGCGTTGCCAAATCGTTCAGACGCTCTTCATTCTGTTCTTGACAGCGTTGTCGATTTTGATATTGACAACCATGTCCCCAATGTCATAGATGTTGAGGTTGTCGAAAACGAATTGGTATCAGTTTAAATAGGGTTGTCGTTTGTCGTTAGCCCCCCTCATTCGAGGGGGGTTTTTAATGCCCCAAAAAATTTCCTAAGTTACTGATAATCAACGACTTATGGCACGGGCGGCGGGGCAGCTGTGCTGTAAATGCTTGTTATTCAATGACTTACAACAAAATGAAATTTAATTCACTTTTTTCTTGCGTCGAATAGGTTTTTCTGTCAGTGTATAGGTATGAAACGAATAATTGAAATCTTAATGACCCGCGACGGACTTTCCCGTGAAGAGGCGGAGGATCAAGTTACTGCATTTAATTCTGAAATGTGGATAGATGTTGGACAAGGCGGAGATCTCTTTGAATGGGAAGAAGCTTTCTCTAGTGAGTTCGGATTAGAGCCTGACTTTTTTGAAGATTTAGTGCTTTAATGCTTGCAATCGATAAAAAATTTGTTTAGTTTTATATCATGAACTTATTATCAAACCCATCAAAAATGCCTTGCTTAGGCTTTAACATTCCAGCTTTCAAGTATTGCCCAGCCGCTCAGCTTATGGCAAAAGTCAAGGACAAAGCAAAAAAGTTTATTTGCGATGCTTGTTATGCTTGCAAAGGTTTTTATATGTTTGCCAATGTCAAACAAAGCTTGCAAGACAAAGCCAATTTTGTTACCAAGTCTTTACATCAAGACAACGGGCAATCCTTTGTAGATGAGATTTCCAAGCAAATTACCAAAAAGTACTTTGACGCAAAAGGAAACAAAAAAGTTTTAAAGAATGTTAACACGGATCTTTTCAGGGTTCATGATTCGGGCGACTTGTTTTCCCCAAAGTACATTGAGGCGTGGATTAAGATTTGCCAAAACTTTCCTTCAATTCGCTTTTGGTTTCCAACTCGTGAGTGGGCAAGGGATAGTCAATTGCCTTCATTAAAAAAGCTTGCAAGTTTAAAGAATGTATGCTTAAAGCCAAGTGCTTTGTATGTTGACGAACCCGCTCCACAAATTGACGGACTCGACGCGGGCACTTCCGTTTATAGCTCAAAAGAGAAAGCCGAGCAAGACGGACATTTTGTTTGCCCCGCAACTTATGTTAAGGATCAAAACGGCAAGATTTTAGCAACTTGTAATGCTCATAATTGCAACTTATGTTTTATCAAAGGGTGCAAAAAAGGTATTGCATATTTAGCACATTAAGTTATATTAGAATTATGAATTATTACGACTCAGCCGAAGAAATTACTATCACTCAAGATCGTGCCTTGCAAGAATTAGCAAAACACGGAATTACTTCTAATGAAGAGATTTTAGAATTTTTTGCCGATGTGGGCGAGCAAGAAGAGTACGACGCACAAAAAGTTTTGGTTTGGTTAGGCTACTAGCTTTAAACCCAAAATAACAAATAGAAACTTGCCAAATACCCCCGAACACCAGGGGGTTTCGGTGTTTGTAGTAAAAACCCCAAAAATTTCCTAAGTTGCTGATTATCAACGACTTATGGCACGGGCGGCGGGGCCGCCGTGCTGTAAATGCCTGATATTCAACAGGTTACAACAAAGTGAAAAAAAGTTCACTTTTTTCTTGCATTAACTGACAAAAAGCTTTAGTGTGTTTATATGACGACAACCAAAGAACTAATCGAACTAATCAATTCAACCGAAGATGGCGAGATGTGGCTATATGATAGTAGGCTTACCAATCATTTATCATTAGTAGAGCAAGCACTCGAAGAAGATTTAATTTACTTTGTAAGATCAGCTGATGGTGGATCGGTAACAGAATATCTTCGAGTTTCTTTCTGATTAGCTTGACAAACAACAAAAATTAAACTAGATTTTATTTATTATGATTAACTACGACATACCAAACTCAATCTCACAATTCAATCCAAAACCTTCTATGCTAGATTTTGACGATCTAGATTTTCAACCACATCGTGGTACTGATGATGCAGTCCAAGCAACGCTTGATTTTGGCAACGGACTCTCTATTTCTGTCGTCGCAGGATTTGATGGATGTAGAGGACTTTATGGTGATTTAGAGGAAGACCTTTACGAAGTTGCAATCTTTGACAAAAACGGCATGATTCCACTTTCTCCTAGTGACGATGTTGTCGGTTGGCAATCTCCTGCTCAAGTATCTATCCTAATGGCAAAAGCTCAAGTCGAAGGAAGCGTTTGGGTTGACGAACTAATTGCAGACAAAGCAGAATTTAGAAGAGATTTAGGGCTTGACGACTAATTACAACTAAACTATATTAAACACATGAAGATAAAAATTGAAGATTACTACGGCAATGATATTTGTTCGTTTAAGGTTAACACTTTCGCAAGCAACAATAGCTTACAAGACATTGGAGAGTTTGAAGGTTGCAGTTATGCAGACATGGACATAGACGAATATTCTGAGCCATATATTCGCATACAATTAGAAAATGAAAACTTGACTTTATTACAAAACTAAACTAGATTACTATTATGACAGACAACGAAAAAGCAATCCGTAAAGCTAACGCCCAATTTGGGGAAGAGTTCCTTAGTTCTAAAAAACAGGAATGGCTCGCAATCCGAAAAGATCATAGAATTGACCGAGACAACGCAATTCTTGATTTAGTAAAAGCAGGTGTTGACATCCTTGAAGCAAGAGCTATTATTGACAGAGAAATCAAAGAAGAAGAAGACACTTTTAAATTCATTGCAGTAAATGAAATTCGCAGACAGAAAAGAGCATTAGAGAAAGAGTTAAAAGTTAAAACCCACAAAAATTCATTATGACAGAAGAACAAAGAATCGCAATTATCGCCAACGCATATCGTGAGTCGAAAGGCTTGCCAAGCAACAATCTAGTTGAGGACTTCGTTTCAGAAGTCAAGACAGAAGAGTTTGTTACTGAACATGGATTATTTGATGTCACAGACCAAGACATCGAAGATGAGGCTTCGCTTTTCGAGCATCACGAATCTGCCGAAGACATTGACGAAGAAGACGAAGACATGGGAGTGTCTGACGAGATGAAAGGAGTTTATCATGATAGTTGAGTTGTTAATGTTCTCGCCTTGGGTGCTTGTGTTTTGGATGATATGGGAAGGAATTTAGTTATAGAATAAGTCTATAAGCAGAGCCAAGGAGTTCTTTATATTATCTCCAAAGGGATAAATGCGAGTGGGGGCAACAAATCCCCATGATGACCACAAACCTGTTCTGCATATAGTGAAGCCCTTCCGTTAAGCGTTGACGGAGGGGCTTTTTATTGCCCTAAAAAATTTCGTAAGTTGCTGAATATCAACGACTTACAGCAGGCCGCGCGGGGCCGCCGTGCCATAAACCCCTCATATACAACACTTTACAACAAAATGAAAAAAACATTAAAAAAAGCTTGCAATTAGTTTTTATTTCGCTTAGTTTATTATTATGCAAAACATTAAATCACTACTCAAAAGAATCGACGAACTACAAGCCATTATTGACACCGAAACCCCTGACGCAGACGCAGGGTGCGATTGGTCAAAGTCGCTTGTTATTAACGCTGAGAACGAAAAGGACGAAGTGCAAGATCGCATTGATGCCCTTGCTCTTTTTGTCGCAGTAAGTAATCTATAAGAAAGGAAAATTATGACAGACACAACATATAACGGATGGAAGAACTGGGCAACCTGGAATGTCGCCCTTTGGTTAGGAAACGACGAAGGCTTATATAGGCTTTCTCGTAGGTTCGTGAGTTACAAGGATCTTGCGAATGAACTTGAGGAACTTGGCACTTTTAGCACTCCTGACGGAGCGAGTTACAAGGATGATGACCTTGACACCTACGCACTTGATGAGTGGCTTATGGACGAATAGTCCATAAGTTACTTATAATCAGCGACTTACAGCAAAGTCGCCGTGCGCGGTTTGCCATAAACCCTTGATATTCAAGGATTTATAGAAACCATTTTTAAGTGTTAAAAAACGAGAAGATCAGGCAACTTTGTGTTACTTGCGAACCAATCGTTTGCGTTAATTACTTCCCCGTTTAACACAGGCTCAAATTGGAACTGAAAAACATTGGCATTGGCTATGCCGTTGACGCGTTCGCGTGTGGTGGGCGTATTCCATCCCGCGAGTGACCACCTGACAAGTCCGTCAGGATCACGCTTGACAATTGCGTTGCCATGCAACCAAACGGTTTGCCCGTCTGTCTTGGTGTTGCCGACTTTTAAAGATCTGCCTTCTTCAAAGGCTTTTTTGATTTGTTGTGTGACTTTTCTCATATTTCTTCAGTGTTAATTATTAAAACTCTATTGCCTTTTTTTCTTTCTTCTTTTTTTAGTTCTTTTGCAATTTCCATCGCTTGAGCTTGTGATTTTGCGTTGTCTACGATTTTCCCAAAAAAGCGAATGTCAAACCAATTTGAGAAGTTAGTGTTTTTTCCTATTGTGATCATGATTATAAACTAAAAGATTTTTTGTTGAATTGCAAGCTTTATTTTGCAAAAAGTGGGTGAATTTTTACATCCTCAAAACGAATGCCAACTTGGCGATTAGTGAGGTATGGGCGAACCATTGCGATAGTGCCGAGATCTTCGTGCTCGGTAGCTTGGATAAACTGAAAGATTTTGCCATCCCTTGAGAGGAGAACATCACCTTTTTTGAATTTTGTTGTCTTTGTCATATAAGTATACTCTAAGAAATTTTTTGTCGAATTGCAAGCAAAAAGCGTTTTATTTTGAATTATTTTTATGAGTGAATTCGGCTTGATTGATCCAATGATCGAGCCAAGCTTGATTTTCTGCCAAAAGATTTTTGGCAATCTGAACCATTACAGCGTTGCTGTCGTGGGCAATGGTTTCCCGTAGGATCACCATTTCGGCTTTAACTTTTGAGAGGAGTCTCACTGATTTATCCATAATTATAAACTAGCAGTTTAATGATTTTATTGCAAGAAAAAAGTTTGCGAATTATAAACTTTTATTTGCGGCATCTTTTACCATTTGAATATTCCACAAGTGACCACCTGGGCATTCCCAAAGCATATGGTCAGCATGAAGGCAGACCACAAGTTTAAGTCCATTGTCTTTGATGAACTTGTCGATTCCTAACTTTGTGAGATGTGTTTGAATTTCGTTTGTCATATAAGTATAAACTAGCAAAGAAACAAGCTAATTGCAAGAAAAAAACAACAAAGTTATTCACAAAATGCAATTTAAAAGTTGGCACGGAATCTGTATCGAGTTTTATGTAAGTTATTGAATATCAATGACTTACAGCACAAACCGCGCGGGCGGCCTGCCATAAACCCTTGATATTCAAGGACTTATGTAAACCGTTGTATTATCCTGCTATTAGGTGGGCTAATCCAGCGACACCAAACAAGATGACTGATCCACCTAAACCTGTGACTAAAACTAATGTAACTAATTCTCTCATAAACTTTCTATAAACTCTTTGAACGCAAAGATGTGATGTCCTTGCGTAAGATTGACTTTTTCTGATATGTCAACTATATTCCCACTTTTGTAATTTTTTTCGAAACATTCTTGCCCGATTTGAACATCGTATTGCTCACGCTTGTAATCGGGGTGAGCAGATGAGCAGATGATAGGGATGCCTGTCGAACCTAATTTTGTAAGTATCCAATGTGCTTGCATGATACTAGATTAGACTTTTCCGTTCTCCATGTCAATCAATTTTTGACGAGATTTTACGGCAAGTTCAACAGCGTGTAATGCGTCCAAGATTGCCATGCCTTGCGTAATGCTTAGAGTCGTGTCGCCTTCGGTATTCGTTGACTTGGCAAGGTAACGAAGGTTACCCAATGCTTTTGAGAGAGAAAGACCGAGATCCAACTCGGTGTCTAATTTTTTTCTTATTGCGTAGTCTATCATATTATTATGCTCCGTCCATGTAATGAGATTTATGCTCTTCCCAAGCTTCTTCGATTTGTTTAAGAGTCCAAACATTGCCCCCAACATCTTCGTACATATGAGTGCCCGTTTCGACATCAAAAAAAATGTGGTCAAAGATTGCAAGTTCTTCTTCCATGAATTCTATTAGTTCTAATTTCATATTTTACCTTTCTAATCTATTTTAAAAACTTTGTCAAGCATTTCTCTCAACTGATCTCCAACCAAAAGCACGAACTTGATCCTCGTGGCGAGCTTGTGGCAAGAGGCTTTTAAGCGTCTCGATGCGAGCAAGAATCCACTTGCGAGTGTCGCCTGTGGCAGGTACAAACTCACGCAGATCGTGGTCGAAGTGGTCGCAATCAAGGCGACGCTCGAGGCTTTCAATGTCGAATTTAATTTCTTCTGTTTTACTCATATTATTACTCTAAGAAAATTTTTGTTGAATTGCAAGAAAAAAGATAATTATTTTTCTAAAGAACATAAAAAATTTTTTAATTCCACTGCTTGTTTAATCATTTCCCAATTCCAAACATGACCACCTGGACATTCCCAAAGGTCGGAAGTCTCGGACATCGGACTTGCTTGGATACGGACAAGATCGTTATCTTGAATGAATTGTTGTATTTCTTTATCTAACATATTTATACTCTCTCATATAAATTAACAAAAGTCAAATTTTTTTTCAATTATTTCGCAACTATTTTCCTGCACGATCCCCCTACCCGTTTTATGAATCGAAAAGGTCAACTTTATTTCAGAATAGGGCGGGGGGTGGTAATTTTCAAAATCAAAATATAAATTCATAATTTACAATAATTAGTAAAGTCAAAAAAAATCGGCGCCTATTTTCAAAAACAAGCATTATATCTTATAAAAAAAGGAAAAAAAGAAAAATTAATAGAAATTGCCCCGAATCCCTAATAATATTAGATATGGATAAAAACGAAGTTGTTTTAGAAATCGCCAATGACATACTAAATAGTTTGAACATTGGACAAATTGTTAACGTTTTGCGTGATCACTCACTCAATCAAGCGAATGCTTATTACGACGGCTTGAGCGACGAGCAAAGATCCGAAATTGAAGAGAAAATTCTCGAAAATCGCAAGAAAGCTGAAGCGGCCCAGAAAGAGGCTGAAGAAGCAGCTAGCCAAAAAGAAGAAGAAGAAAAACCAGCAGAAGATCTAGAAGTAGTTTCTTAAGCCTGGACATGATAGTTGGTTTTTCTAAACCTGGCTATCACAGATTCTTTACCGTGTAACTGAAGAGATACACAACTAAAGCCCGCTATATCTAAGCGGGTTTTTAGTATCGGCAGGAATTTAACGGGCAAGTTCATTATAAAGAATTCCCGATTATCGCTTTTAGGATCTGCGATCAAGATTTCGTAGCAAAATTCCCAGCAAAAGTTATAGATCGAATTTTCCATTTGATTTTTGGATTAATTCATAAACTAATTTAGTTTCTCCATCAATCATCAATTCAGCGGGCGTTCTTCCATTCTCGGATGCAATTGGCGTATTGAGCCAAATCGTTGATCCATATATGGAATATTTTTTTGCTATCAACTTCATGATATCATATTTCGTTGGCTGCGTTTCCCCTATCGATAGCTCGACGTTTTTGTCTGTCTTTTTGACTTTTGGTTTTTTGCTCACAATAATATTTACACTAATTAATTTATTTTACTAAAAAGATTTGATTAATTCAATAAATGGCGTGTATTATATTGAAAATACTTTTATATAATAACATGTCAAAAAAAGACAAGGTAGAAATACCACAACTAAAACTAACGTTCAAGGTTAACAACCTTCGATTAACTGAGAAGCAAAAAATATTTTTAGCTTTAGCATTACAAGAGGAAACTAATATCATGTTTGTGAGTGGACCAGCTGGTTCAACCAAAACATATATGGCAGTTTATGCGGCATTAAGGCATTTAAGCGCAGATGATGATTTAGATATGTTTTACGTCCGTACAGTGATTGAAAGTGCAGATAAAGGTCTTGGAGCGCTTCCAGGAAGCGTGGAAGAAAAAATCAATCCATACATGGCACCTCTTGAAGACAAGTTAATGGAAATGTTGCCACAAAACAAAACAGTCCGCAGAGAATTGATTGACAGTGGAAGAATCCAAGCTATGCCAATTAACTTTTTGCGCGGGGCGAGTTGGAAGGACAAAGTTGTTGTTGCAGACGAGGCTCAAAACTTTACTTTTAAAGAATTAACGACATTAATTACAAGATTGGGGCATAACAGTAAATTATTTATTTGCGGCGATTTTATGCAGAGTGATATTAATGGAAAAAGCGGCTATGCCGATATGTTTAATTTATTCAAAGACCAAGAAAGTCAAGACAATGGAATTCACTGTTTTAGTTTTAATAAAAATGACATTTTAAGAAGTGAGTTGCAAAAGTATATCATAGGTAAATTAGAGGATAATTATAAAAAATAGTGTATCATTAATTAATGATAGATTTAACGCCAATACTCGCAGCGGTAATTACCGCCTTCGCTACAGTCGCTAGTGTTCTTATGGGTCAAAGACTCATGAATCGAAAACAAAAGGACTGCGTTATTCGCGAAACTTCCCAAAACGCGAATGTATATACAGCTCTTCAATATATCATGGAGCAAATGAAAGCAGATCGCGGTTATATTTTAGAATTTCACAATGGAGAGATATATTTTTCGGGGCGTGGACAACAAAAATTTAGTTGCACACATGAAATAGTAGAAGAAGGAATTAGTCCTGAATCTCATAATTCTCAAAATCATAGAGTATCTAATTATCATAGTTATGTTAATGAAATTGTCACAAATGGCTATTTTGTATATGACGACATTAGAAATATAAAAGACCAAGGCTTTTATCAAATGATCAAAAGAAAAGGTATACAAAGTATTTATAATGTACCAATCAAAACATTAGATGGTAAAATTATAGGAATTTTGGGCGTTGATTATGTAAAAGGTCCAATGCCAGAGCAAGCTCACGATGACGAAATAAATAGTTTCATGCGTCGCCAAGCTCGTACAATTGCTGGTTATTTAATTTAATTCATTAGAAAATATAGTGCAATAATCATATCATAAAGTATGATTACCGAATTCTGCATGAACTGTGGCGCTAAGATTCAATATGCGTTAAAAAAACCTAATTTCTGCTCATCTTGTGGTACTCCGTTAAATAAAACCGAAGAGTCAAATGTGGAAGCACAAGCTCAGGAAGAGATTGAGCCAGAACCTGAAGAAAAAGTTTCGAAGATATCAAAATTAGATTATTCAATTAGCACAGATCAAAATAAATTAACATTTGGGGATCTTGTTTCTCAAGCTTCTCAAGATTCAAAAACTGAATATCAAAAAGGCTCTATTCGCCCAAAAGCGGATTACGACCCAAAAGAAGATGTCGTAAAGTCAACCATGCAGCAATGTCGATCACGAAAAGATCCAGAAGACATCAGTGGCTAAAAAAACGACATACGAAGACCATCAGGAGACTATAGAAGAAGAATTAAACAAGAGACAGAGTAAGTGGTTTTTAAAATCTTTGTCTTGGATTGATTTTGATGATGTAAAGCAGATTATTCGCGTTCATCTGCATAAAAAATGGGATTTATGGGATCAATCGCGCCCACTTAAACCTTGGTTAAATAGAATCATATCTAACCAGTTAAAAAACATTCTCAGGAATTATTATAGTAATTTTGCGAAGCCATGCCTTAATTGTCCTTTTAATCAAAGTGGAGTGACTGAAGAAGATGCAGTAGGACTTTGCGGTTTTACAGAAAGTAAAACTCAATGCAATGAGTGTCCATTATATGCAAAATGGGAAAAAACAAAAAAATCCGCATACCAAATAAAAATACCATTAGCATTAGAATCCCATGACCACGAGATAAAGCATAAAAATAATCTTTTTGAGTTAGAGCTTGCTGAGAAAAGACTTCACGCAGAAATGAAAAAAAAGCTCTCTGAAAAGCACTACAAGATTTACGAAATGCTTTTTATAGAAAACATGACAGATGAAGAGGTAGCAAAGGAATTGGGGTATAAAACATCAGAGAAAAATAGAAAAGCGGGCTATAAACAAATAAAGAATTTAAAAAAGCAATTCAAAGACAAAGCAGAAAGAATCTTAAAAACAAAGGATATTTTTTATGGACAAGATTAAATTAACTGAAGAACATAAGAAATTTATTGATGATAATTACAAAAGAATCAATAACCTAAATGAATTAACAAATGCAGTCTTTATGGGAGAAAACCTAGATGGTCGTACAAAAGAAGGCCGTGCAGTTCGTGAATACATGGCATCGAAGGATTACAAATATAAAACTCGAAAAATAACTGCCAAGCTGCCTCCAGTGGTTTTGACTCAAGATCAGTGTGAATTTATATTAGCAAATGCAGATGGAAAGATGAAAGCCTTAGATATGGCTAAGATTCTTTATCCTGACAAAAACATAGCACCACTCAGCAAGGAAACTCAAGCAATTAGTGATTTCTTGAAATCTAATGCTCCTCAAAAAATAAATCCAAGAGAGAGTGCTGTTAGCGAGAAATATAAACCCATCAAAACATTTTCCGAGGCATTAAAGCTTGTAAATGAATCCACCACTCAAAACCTGGAACAGGGCAAATTGCAGGCCCAGGTAAAAAAGGGTATAGAGGCATTGATTGGATTCTTACAAGCGCCTCGACTCATACAAACCATCAGTAATTATACAGACAAACAAGATCGGGCGTTATTTCAGGCAGAATTTATTCGCGCAACATGGGACAAGCCAGATCTCACATCAGACGAAGTCAATTTATATATCAATGTATGTATTGACTATATTAATCTTATGAATATACAAAAAGCTATAGATAAGCTTAATCATATGTTTGAAGAGTGTGAAGATCAAAGAGATATGACTGTAAGATTGGCTGAATTGTTAAAAACAAAGAGTGATGAATATAATCAATGTGAGAAAAGAATGGAAAGCTTGATCACTAGATTAAATGGTGACAGAGCAAAACGCGTACAAAACAAACAAAGTCAAAACGCATCAATATTAAATCTTGTACAATTATTTCAAGAGGAAGAAGAAAGAGAAGTAATGATAAAAATAGCTGAGATGCAAAAAGCGCTTGTTGAAGAAGAAATCGCTAACATAGAGTCTATGCCTGACTGGAAGGCTAGAGTATTAGGATTAAGAAAAGGCGATGTCGCATGATATTACAATCCAGGATCGATCTTTCATCGGTCAACCAAATTTAGAGCACAAGCATGATAATAGCGCTTTAGGTTTTTCATGGAGACCTGGAAGAAAGAAACAGTCGATTCTCATTAAAAACTGTAAAATCGATGCTAATGGCGCATCAGAAGGATTAAAGCTTTCTTGGTGCAGGGATGTGTTAGTGGAAAACTGTACAATCATCGGGGGCTATGAAGATTGCGTTGATATAGTAAAAGGGCGGGATATTACATTCAGAAACTGTAAGTTCATAGCAAAAAACACAAAACATCATTTTACAATTAAATGCATGGCGTCAAACATAATAATAAAAGATTGTGAATTTATTAATAATTTCAATCATGTATATGATGGAGCATGTGTTGATATGGGAAACTGGAGCTTATACGATACTGAAGACTTAAAAAAGACACAAGGCGTAATTATACAAAATTGCTCACTTAAAAACATGTCTTGGTATAAAAAAATACTAACAAGAAGAATATATGCAAAATCTGCAATAATAAAACAAACATCTGGGTTTAATTTAAAAATACCTAGATTATTTGTTAAAATATTTTGGGCCTTTAAAAGATGTCAAGCGAAAAAGAAAACGTAACCTGTATGATATGCAAGAAAACCTTCAAAACAGAAGGGGCTCTACATAAACACCTAAAAGTCCACGATATGGATATGGCACAGTACTATACAACCTTTTATCCTCGTAAGAATAAACTTACTCAGGAATTACTTCCTTTCAAGAATAAACTAGACTATTTCAATACTGACTTCTCTACAAGAGCACAAATGATCAAATGGTGTGATATAAACAAAGGTAATACAGAAGTAAAAGAATATATAATACAACAACTAAAGAATAGAGTAGATAATAAAGAATTAAAGTATGCACCTAATCATTTAGAAATAGAAATAAATAATCTACCGCCAATTGATGTATATAAGGATAACTTCGGCGGTTATGGACAAGCTTGTCAACAGCTTGGCCTTGAACCAATATACAGTTCAGGAATAAAACAAAATATTCTCAAATCAGAATCAAAGATCGAAGAAATACAAATATACATTGACACCCGTGAGCAAAAGCCTCTTTCTTTTAAAAACAGTAAAAACCATAAATTGGACTTTGGAGACTATACAATGGGTGGAGAGCATTATAACTATACCTATGTTGACCGAAAGAGCGAAAGCGACTTTAAGGGCACTCTAGGGGTCGGATTTGACCGTTTCACCAAGGAACTGGAAAGAGCAAAACAATTTAATGCTTATTTGTTTATTGTTATAGAGCAATCTCTACCCCAATTAATTAAAAACAATAAATATTTAAAATACAAAGGTTTCAAGAGTGCTTCGAATTTAAATTATATATTTCACCGAATGAGATTATTAACTCACCAATTTAAGGGGCATTGCCAATTTGTTTTTTCTGGCAGCCGCGAAAACTCTGAATTATTAATTCCTAATTTATTATATTATGGTAAAAATTTATGGAATGTAGATATACAATACTTTTTAGATAAATATGAAAAATGAACAAGTAAACCTCCCTGACTTCGCAGTTGACGAAGTATATTCAACTCTTTCTCAATCAATGGATTGGAGTTTAAAATATTCAAACATACCTGAAACTTGGAAAACAACCAAGGGAGAAGGTATCACTATTGCTGTGATTGATACAGGTTTACCTGATCATCCAGATATTGGAGACAACGCAGTAGAAGGTAAAAATTGTATTACTAATGAAGATATTTATGATTATAATGGCCACCAAACACATTGTGTTGGTATTATTTCTGCAAAAGATAATCAACAAGGATTTGTTGGCGTAGCCCCAAATTCTAAATGCATTTGCATTAAGGCATTAGGCAAAAATGGATCTGGAAGCAGTCTAAGTATAATTGGCGCATTAGATTATGCTATTAAAATGAAGCCCGACATCGTATCGATGTCTTTGGGTTTTCCTACAAGCAACCCTGTTATACATAATAAAATTAAAACATTATATTCTATGAATATTCCAGTTGTTTGCGCAGCTGGCAACTCAGGCAAAGCAGGAGTAAATTACCCAGCCGCGTTTCCCGAAACTATTGCAGTTGGAGCATTTGATAAATTCGGCAACATTGCTGGATTCTCTTCGCGTGGGTCTGAAGTTGACTGGGCTGCCCCAGGCGCTAATATTATTAGTACATATTTAAACAAAGGTTATGCATCATTGAGCGGAACCTCGATGGCTTGCCCATTTATCGCTGGGATTATTGCTCTTATGCTTGCAAAGCATAACAAGCAGGAGCAAGAAACTGGCAAGAACGATTGTAAAACCGTTGCTGATATTCGACATCACTTGATTAAGTATACTAACGATAAAGGCACAGTTGGCAAAGATGAGGATTGGGGCTATGGAGTGATCGACATAGAATCCATGTTTAAAGAAGAGCAGGTTGATAGCCCAATAGAAGCTGACGAACCTGAAATTCAGCCGATTGCACCGCCAGAACCCAAAAAGAAAAAGATTAGTAAATCTTTGATAGCTTTTGGTGGAGGAATTATCGTAGCCATTATATCTTACTTTTTAAACAAATGACTTGGATAGCAGGCAAGCAACAGCCGAGAGACAAGTACTCTACTGAGATCAATCAAAAGATTCTAGAGAAGAAAGGCTTCCTCGAAGAAAAAGAAGCGAAGCTTCTGTTATATGAATTTATGCGAGGTAATGTCACTTTTACAGTTGATATGCTTAGTGGTATTAAATTATTTCCATTTCAGCATATGGCTATCAAAGCCATGCTTGAATCAGACTACTTTATGGGAGTCTGGTCTCGTGGTATGTCAAAATCATTCACTACAGGCGTTTTCGCCTTTCTTGATGCAATCATGAACCAAGGAGTTGAAATTGGTATCGTGTCAAAGTCTTTTCGACAAGCGAAGATGATATTCAAGAAAATCGAGGATATTTTAAATAAACCCGAAGCCGCAATGCTAGCGCAGTGCGTTACCCGAAAATCCAAAGCTAATGACCAATGGACTTTGGAGCTTGGTGAGAGCAAAATCCACGCATTGCCGTTAGGCGATGGTGAGAAACTTCGTGGTTTTAGATTTCATCGTATTATTATTGATGAGTTTCTTCTTATGCCAGAAAGGATTTATAACGAAGTTATAGTCCCTTTCCTTTCTGTTGTTGAGAACCCGACTGAACGGGAAGAGCTTTACAACATGGAAACCCAAATGATTAAAGACGGAAAAATGAAAGAGGAGGACAGACATGTCTGGCCGAACAATAAGTTGATTATGCTTTCTTCCGCTTCTTATAAGTTTGAGTACATGTATAAATTATATCAGAAATTTGAATCATTAATAAATGGAGAGATTGTTGAAGATGGCAACGCTCATCGCACAATTATGCATTTTAGTTATGATTGCGCGCCCAAACAATTATATGATCAAAATCTTATTAATCAGGCTAAGGCCAGTATGAGCCAAAGCCAGTTTGATCGTGAGTTTGGTGCTGTGTTTACAGACGATAGTTCTGGATACTTTAAAATTTCAAAAATGGCAGCTTGTACGGTTCCAGATGGACAAAGTCCATGTGTTGAGGTTGCTGGTGAACCTTCTGATAAATATCTTCTTTCTTTTGACCCCAGCTGGGCTGAGAGCGAAAGTTCTGACGATTTTGCCATGCAAGTATTTAAATTGAACGATGATAACCGTACAGGTACTCTCGTTCATAATTACGCCATGTCTGGCGCCCGCCTGAAGGATCATATATTCTATTTTCATTATTTATTAAATAATTTTAATATTGTTGCTATCGTTGGCGACTATAACGGTGGAGTTCAGTTCCTGAATGCCTGCAATGAAAGTAGCCTCTTCAAGCAAAACAATTTAAAGATTGACACGATTGGATCAGATCTTGATAATTTGGATAATTATCAACAGGCATTGCGAGATGCTAAGTTAGAATATAATTTAGAAAGTAAAAAAATTTGTATATTGCGCAAGCCAACATCCCAATGGATTAGAATTGCAAATGAATTACTACAATCTAATTTCGACCACAAGAGAATCTTTTTCGGCTCAAGAGCCGTCAATGATGATTACCAGAAACAAAGAGCTAAGCGTATTCCCATTAATGAGTTAAAATTCTTGAAAAACACTGAAGATGACAAGCAAAGTTCGGCGGCAAGAATGATTGACTTAGTGGAACATCAAGTTGATTTAATGGAAATGACCAAGGCGGAATGCGCGCTGATACAAATAAAAACTACAGCTCAAGGAACTCAAACTTTTGACTTACCAGACAACCTTAAACGACAAAGCGGTCCAGAGAAAGCAAGAAAGGACTCGTACTCGGCATTAGTCTTAGGGAACTGGATGATTAAAATATATTACGACATGATGAATGTGGAAAGCCAAAATGTTCAAGCTACATTCACTCCAATGTTTGTTGCGTAAAGTTAAAAGTTAACTTTTGACTTTTATTGGACTTTTGCTAGACTTTCGTGTATCATAAAATATGTCCAAGCGCAAATATACAAAAAAATCAGATTACTGGGATAAATTCAACAAAAAAGACCTCAACGAATTAATCCAGGAAACAAATAATCAATCTCCCAATTGGGAACCTATTATTGCTGGAGATGCTTACTATACGCAAAGCGCAAAAGCAAATTATCAAAGGACAGGGGAGTCCGCGAGTGGTGCAAACTGCAGAACTAATACTCGTAAAAATGCGGCGTTCAATAGCAAGAAATCTTGGAAGTACGCAAACATTAGAGAAGGCGAGCTTCCATATTATTATGGAAAATCTGGCGTGGATATTAGAGATGCAATTATGTTATGTCAAAAAGCATATGCTAACATTCCAATCTTTAGAAATGTTATTGATATAATGTCTGAGTTTGCTAATACTGAATTAGTATTAGAAGGAGGAACTGAAAAGTCTAAAAACTTTATTGATAAATGGATGCAGAAAATAAAGCTCTGGAATATTAAAGATCAATATTTTAGAGAGTATTATCGTAGTGGTAATGTATTTATGTATCGTTTAGATAGTAAATTTACTATTGAAGATTTTAATAGAATGTCAACAATTTATGGTTCTGATTTAATTAAGCCTGGTGATATACCAATTAAATATATTGTTCTAAACCCATATGATATTGCAACGATTAAATCGTCAAACTTTGATGGTAATGTTTATAGAAAAGTATTATCAGAATATGAATTAGAAAGATTAAAAGATCCTAAGTCTGATTATGATAAAGAAGTATTTAAAAGCTTAAATCCGAAAGATCAAAAAGCAATCAAAGAAGGAAGATATGGAACTGATGGAATTCACATTGGATTAGACCCAAGCAAGTTAGTTTATTCTTTTTATAAAAAACAAGATTATGAACCTTTTGCTATTCCTTTTGGTTATCCTGTATTAGATGATTTAAATTGGAAGCTTGAACTTAAAAAGGTTGATCAGGCTGTTACTCGTACAATCGAGAATGTTATTTTGTTAATTACCATGGGAAATACTCCTGACAAGGGAGGTATTAATCCTCACAATTTACAAGCCATGCAATCTTTGTTTAAGAATGAAAGTATTGGTAGAGTATTGGTTAGTGATTATACAACAAAAGCAGAATTTATTATTCCTGATTTGAATAGAGTATTAGGCCCCGAAAAGTATCAGATTGTCGATCAAGACATCAAGGAAGCTTTACAGAATGTTGTGGTCGGAAGTGAAAGATATAGTAATACTCAAGTCAAGGCTCAAATATTTCTTGAAAGATTAAAAGAAGCTCGTAATGCTTTTATCAATGATTTTCTTCAGCCACAAATTAAATTAGTTTGTAAAAACCTTGGCTTTAGAAAGTATCCTATTGTTAAATTTCAAGAGATCGATCTTAAAGACGAAGTGCAATTACAAAGAGTTACTACCCGTCTTATGGAACTTGGCATTCTTACTCCAGAGCAAGGTATACAAACAATCAAAACTGGACTTTATCCTGAAAACCAAAAAATTGGAGAAGGTCAAGAGCAATATGTTGAGGATCGACAAAAAGGACATTATACTCCTTTGGTTGGTGGTCAACCGCTACCGCTAGACGAAGAACAGGCAGCAGCTCAAGCCCCACAACAGCAACCAAATAATCAACAGCAACCTCCAAGTACGCCACAGCAACCAGGAAGACCATCTGGAACAAACAAAGAAGGACGTACTGCACTTGCTGACAGAAAAAGTATTCAAGCTACCATTTATAAAACAGAAGAATTGTTTAAGTTTGCTCAGGCTGAGATGAAAAAAGCCAACAGCATAAAAAGACTATCCAAGGATAAAAAATCTTTATTAGAAGAACTATGTAAAACTGTTATTATTTCTTCGGAAAAAGAAAATTGGGAGCAGGAAATTAAATCTTGTATTTCAGATTTTAATAATATAGAAAAGCTTTCTCCATTAAAAGAAATTCTTGATGTTTCGAATGAAAATGAAATGGAGCTTTATCCATCTGCATTATATTATCATAGCAGAGAAGATTCACAAGAATAACGTTTTTGTGTATTTAAATAAAATATGAAAAACAATCCTTTTAAATTTACAAGTCATTTTGAGAGTGAGATTCAAGCTTCTTGCGTTGATGGAACTTGCAAAATGTTTAATGTAAGTGAGGCATCATTAGAAAGTCTTAAAACATTAATACCTGAAGATGTTGATCTTGATCAGAATATTGATTTATTAGCTGTTGCATTTAATGCCGCCGTTGTTAATAGATTTAACAAGAATGGTGACGGTATTGATACCGAGACTGCTCTTGCGATTAAAGATTACTTTATTCATAAACCAACAAACATTGAACATCAGAAAAATAAAGTTGTTGGACATATTATTTCTTCCTCTTTTAGTGAATATGGCACTAATAAAATATTAGAAGCTTCAGAATTAATGGATGAGACTGGACCTTTTAATATAGCATTGGGCGCATTGGTTTATAAAATTGTTAATCCAACATTTGCTAGCTTAATCGAACAAAGCCAAGAAGAAGGTGAATATAAGAATGTTATCTCTGCGAGCTGGGAAATCGGATTTAATGATTATGTAATTGCAGTAGGCAGCGATAATTTAAATGACGCCGAAATAATTTCTGACGAAAATAAAATTCAAGAATTTAATAAATATTTAAAAGCCTATGACGGTGAGGGACAAATGGATGACGGAACTCCCGTTTTTCGATTGGTGGTCGGAGACATCTACCCACTTGGAATCGGCTTTACCACTAACCCTGCGGCTGATGTGAAGGGAGTTATCATGGATAAGAAAAATTCAGAAAACCAAACTGAACAAAATACCGCAAACGAAAAAATACACATACAAAACAAAAGTTTTTATAAAAAAAATGAAAATAATTGTTCCCTTTCAAAAGAAAATTCTGTAAACAACACAAACGAAATAACTATGGATAATCAAGATCTACTTAAACAAATCGAAGGCATGCTTTCGGAAAAGATTGGCGACAGCCAACAATTCGAAGAGGCCGTTGCTAGCGTTTCTAAGGTTATGATGGAAGCTATTCGTGAGAAAGACGCATCTTGGCAAGAAGAAAAAGAGCAAAAAGAAAAAGCTCTTGCTGAAGCTACTGAGCGTCAAGAAGCCCTCTCCAAAGAAATGGAAGAGCTTAAAGAAAAACTCACAGCATCCGAAGAACAATGGAAAGAGCTATCTGAAGAAAAACGTCTTCGCGAAGCAAAGGATCTTTTCAATTCAAGAATGGCTTCTGTTACTGAAGCTTTCGATTTGAATGAAGAGGATCTTAAAATTGTCGCTTCCGAAGTTTCCGAGCTCGAATCTACCGAAGAAGCTTTCGCATCTTACGAAGATAAGCTTAAAGTAATGTGGGAACACAAAACTAAAGCTTACATCGAAGAACAAGAAAAGCTTTTCCAAGAAAAGCTCGAAGCAGAAATCAAAAAACGCGTTGAAGACCTTTCAGAAAGCACTGCTTCTGAAGAGGTTTCTGAAGAATCATCTGAAGAAGCTTCCGAAGAGGTTGCAGAAGAAGTATTGGAAGACGTTGAAGAAGAATCTGCAGCAAGCATTTCAAATAACAATGAAGCAGCTTCTAGCGAAGAGCAATCTCTTCGTGAGAAATTTAATTCTGCTTTTACAAAAGAAAACATTCAAATTAAATATTAATAATCATGGCTATTAGATTACTACCATTCCGTCAGTACGCTGAAGAAGATGTTGTAAATCTCTTTGCAAATGATTCGGCTAACGATAAAGTTACCGATTCAGGAGCTGGAGACGCAGGTATCTTTGTAACAGTAAGTGCTGGGGACTTCAGTGCTGATCCCGTTGGATATGTTGATAATTCTTACCTCGGTAAGACTGACTATCCTTTTATCGGACGCAATCAGTATCCAACTGTCCCATTGAAAGTTACAGCTGCATCAGGTGGGCAATCCTGCGTTGGAGTGACCTTGTTACAGACTGCATTGAAGGATGAAAACGACGAAAAACTTCTTTACTATCCACAAAAGAAGCTTGAAACTCAATCTGTATTGAGCGGCGAAGCAGTACCAGTTCTTGGAAAAGGTATTGTTTCCTTAACCGACGATGCATTTGAGGGAGGAAGCATTCCTGCCGTTGGAAACTTTGTAGAAGTAAGTGCTTCAGAACTTGGAAAAATCACCGACGCTGGTGCAACCATGCCTGGAGTCGTTGGTAAAACTATCGTTGGTCAAATTTTGGCTAAAGGACAGCGCGTAAATCGCGGTGTTTCTGACGATCAGTTCGCTGGAGCTTCTGTTGGAACAGGTGCTGCTGGATCAGACGGCAATTACGCCGTTGTTCGTATTAACTGCTAATTTTAAGGACTTAAGAAAATGAATATTACTCTTAAACGTACAGATGAGCAAGTCGAGCTTGTAAAAGCTATGGCTTCTCGCAATCGTGACGTTGCTTATGAAGCTCAAGCTGCTTTGGCTGAGTTCATGGGTCCCGTTCTTGCTGAAGTAGTTAATCAAGCTCCTACTTTGAGCAACATGTTTAGCTCTTTCTCATTTAACGCTGATAGCAACCCAAGTCTTCCACTTGATCTCTATTATGACATCAATGCTGACGATTACATCAAGGTTTACAGCACCACGGTTCCTGGAGGTCTTCCTACCAACCAAGTGCTTCCTACAGCTAGCGAAATGAAGTTCACTACTTATCGCCTTGATAGTGCGATTAGTTTTGATCGTCGTTATGCAGCTCAATCACGTCTTGATGTTGTTGGTAAATCATTCACAAGAATCGCTCAAGAAGTTCTTCTTAAGCAAGAAGCTACTTCTGCTAACTTGCTTCTTGGTTCTTTGGCTGACGCTGTTACTAATCAAAAAGATCACGTTAAGGCTCAAGCTAATGCTGCTCTTGGATTTACCTTGGCTGACTTCAATGAGTTGATCACCCTTGCAAAGCGTATCAATACTGCTTGGACTGGTGGAACTCCTGAAGGTGCTGTTAAAGGCATTACTGATCTTCTTGTATCTCCTGAGATCATGGAAGATCTTCGTGCAATGGCTTACAATCCAGTAAATGTCAAAAGTAACAATGCTGCTGCTAATAATGACATTGCTGCTCCTGAAGCTTATCGTTCTAGCGTATTCACCAACGGTGGAGTACCTGAGCTTTACGGCATCGGACTTATGGAGCTTAATGAACTTGGACCAAACCGCAAATTCTGTCGTGTATTCGAACAGTTTGCTAGTGCTGGTAGTACAACCGCTCAAACTTTCGCTGCAGGCGACGATCTTGTTATCGGTCTTGATCGCACACGTGAATCTTTGATTCGTGCGATTGCTACTGACGCAGAAAGCGGTTCTGAGTTTACTCTTGCTGCTGATGACCAATACAGCGTACGTCAACAAAAGATCGGTTACTACGGATCTCTTGAAGAAGGACGCATGGTTATCGACAATCGTGTTTTGACTGGTATTATCATCAAGTAAGACCAAAGGTCAAAAAATCTTATAAAGAAACCCGCCCATGTGGCGGGTTTTTTTATTTCTACAATGATTGATTTTAGTGTATAACGAATATATAATATATCTACAAACCTTAATATATTATTATGCCAAGAAAAAAGAACAGTACAGTTAAAAAAACTAAAAAATCCACTGCCAAGAAAGTGGAAGATTTAAAAGTTGTAGATGGAAAAAGTGACAAGGAAAAGGTTAAAGACCTTGAACAGATCCTTGGAGTAAAAAATGCAAACCCATTTGGAACACATAGTGAAGAAGAATTGGTCGAACGTATGAACGGTATGACCATTACAGATTTACAAACATTCGGAATCAAAGTTGGCATTCTGCCAAGCGGAAACAAAATGATTCTCAAGAATAAAATCCTAAAAGCATTTAAAACTCATGAAGGTGCGGGCATGGGTCATAACATTGGGTATATTACTCCAATGATGGATCCTAATAGTGAAGCCGCAAAAAATATACTTAAGATTTCACAAGAAGGGTTTTAAAAATGTCAAGCATAGGTGAGATTGCAACGCGAATATATGAGACTCAATTTGATGATGCGCCTACTCAATTGGAGAGAGAATTTAAAATTGAGGCAATCTCTGGATGGTTAGAGGCAAATATAGGTCAGTTTAATAATTTAACTTATCAAAGCTTTGGTACGGGAGATAGTTTTCTTTTAGAAGAGGAAAATATATTAACCCAATTATACCTCAAGGATTATTACAATAAACAAGCCCGAGCTGTTTTAATTGGAGCTACTACTGGAGCATTAGAATGGACAAGGCTTACAGAAGGCGATACCACTATTGTGAGAAATAATAATATTGATTTTGCCAGAGAGTATAAAAATTTATCCAAAAACGCTGCAGAAGAATTAACAAGCTTAGTATATTCATACAACTCATACCAAGCCATGCCGAGGCAAACCGCTGGTTTTGATGGTGGTTTGGAAGCTACAGGAAATTGTAACACCACAGGCTCTTCTAATTAAAAGGCATGACATCATTCCTTTCAGGCCCTGAAAAAAATGCAATTGGAGATGTATTCAATCATATGCATGATACATTTGCTAGGGATATTACTGTATTCCAAAGAGAGAATGAAATATTTGTTGCCACTAATGGAACATATAATGCATTATATGCTAGAATTAAAAATGCCCCAACTACCCGCGCTAAAGTTACAGAAACAAAGGTAAAGGCTAGAATTTTATACGCTCAACAGCAAAAAGAGATGAGCTTGCCTGGAAATGCTCAAGTTAATGTTGAAATGAGCGAAGGTTCTGTCAGGGTTAAAATTGATGAAGCAGGATATAAATTATTTACAAAAGCATCTAAGATAGAAATTGATGGAGAGGTTTTTCGTATTGTTAGTGATCCAGCTAAAGCAGGCCCATTTGATGTAAAGTTTTATATTCTATATTTAAGAAGGACTGACTAATGGCTAAGATAAACATGAGGGGTCTCAAAGCTGAAATAGCTCAAAAAGGCTATAAAATAGTCAAGCCTGTTGTTGAGGCTAGAGTGAGATCTGAATTAGAAAAATCAAAAAAGGAGCTTCTTCAAGACTTTGATAACCATGCGGTCACCAAAGAGATACAAAATGGAAATAATTCTTCAAATATATCAAATACATTAGGTGGATATGGAAATCTTTTTACTTTTATTGGATTTGATAGTTCAGCTGATCCGATTTCTCCAATTAGAAGTTTACTTGCTAGGTCAATAAAAATACAAAGTCTACGAAAGAAAACAAACGAGTTAGCTTTTGTATTAAGATTTACAATACCGACAAAAGAAGAAATTGCCGCTGTATCTCCAACCCCATGGTCTACAGAGAGCTGGGTTGATGCAGTAGAAAAAGGCATGAGTGGACTTGGTAGATATTTATATTCAAACGATAAAAATAGATTCAGCACCAGTAGATCAAGGGGAGGTATTGAAGCTAAATTTGATGTACGACCAGGACAAACATCTAAGCCTATAGATTACATGTCTGGAATCTTCACTAGAATGTTAAAAAATATAGAGCAAAACCTTAAAAGAATATGAAGCCCCAGTTTGATCATAAAGTATTAAGTAGTTTTTATCTATGGTTTGATGATAAAGTTACCAGAGTTGCTGAAGCTCAGGAGTCTGGAATAAGTCAGCAATTTTATTACTCAGATGAAGCTGTTGATGTTCCAGCTAATCAAGTGGCATACTATAGTCCAGACAGGCAATTTGTATCTAACGGAAGCACTGTACCGAGTGGAGTTTATGCAAAAGGAGGCCCATTTGGGCCAAACTATGTATTTATAGATCAACAACCTAATAGCTCTGTTGGCTTAATGATTGATCATGATCAAGGAAGAGTAATATTTAATTCTGGTGTTGGTAGAGATTTAGAAGTAAGCGGTAATTTCTCAAGAAAAACTTTAAATACATATATTACTAATGAAAGTGAAGAAGAGCTTTTATTAAATACTGATTTTTTATTAGCTACTCAAGATGATTCTACATTCTTACAATCAATAAATGGATTAGGATCATTGAATTATACATTGCCCGCCGCATTTTTAAGTTATAATTCTAGCGTTAATAAGCCGTTTGCTCTTGGCGGCATGCAAGATACCAAAAGTAATATTAGAGTTGTGGTTATTGCAAATGATAATTTTTCATTAGATGCGACTTTATCTTTATTTAGAGATTCTACCGAAAGTTGCGTACCGATTGTTGAATTTGAAGATTTTCCATTCGGTGAATATTTTCACATAAAAAATCCACCATATGATTATGAAACCCTCTATAATAATAGGCTGGGGGATGGTAATCATATATTCATAGAACGAGTGAATTGCAGTAAATTACTAGACACTGCGAGCTCAGCAATGAACATAGCAAAAAACATGAGAATTGGGTTTATAGACTTTTATTTAAGCACACCCAGATTCCCTAAATTAGAAACTTAAAAAAATGTTCTCTTTTAGTTCTTTTTGCTGTATATAGTTAAAAACATTTATTTATTATGGCTAGAAAACGTATTATCTATCAAAGCGAGGCCCTTTATGCAGGGTCGACTGGAGAAGCAAACCCTACACAAATCCATCGCGTACAAGACGTATCTCATTCTGTTGAGGTTGCACGTACTGATGTTAATGAATTTGGTAAGTTAGCAGCTCTTAGTCGTGAAGTAATTGAAACCCCGACTGTATCATTGGATTTTTCATATTATACTGTCGATGGTAAAAACGAAAATACCCTTGGTTTCAACACAGACGGAAATATAAATTGTATCTCTGGAATTATGAGTGATGTGGGCGCTGAAAAAAATTATTACATTTTAACTGTACCCGAAGGTCAAGACGCAACTCAAGACAATGCTTACAGTGCAGCTCAACATGGTAACAATGGAGTTATTGGCGTGGGTAACGGGTTTATTACTAGTTATACATTAGATGCTTCCGTAGGAGAAATACCTAGCGCAAGTATCTCTGTAGAAGCTTCTAATCTTCGTTTCGACACAAGCAGTTCAGGGTTCGCTAATCCTGCCATTGATTTTTCTGATGGATCTGCAATAGACAACGATGTAACTATTACTGGATCCTCAACTGGAACTTTAAGTGCAGCTGCAATTCGCCCTGGCGATATCACAGTTGATTTTGGAACTGAGTTGCTTGAACAAGGTGGTGCATTACTTCCTGGCATGAGTACTTCTGATGGAGTGGCTTGCGTACAAAGTATTAGTATCGACCTTCCTCTTTCAAGAACTCCCTTGCAATGCTTAGGTAGTCTTTTCCCGAAATCTCGTGAACTTGACTTGCCTATCAATGCATCCTTGACTGTTAGTGCAAATCTTTCTGATATTGCATCTGGTACATTGAGCGATCTTCTTTGTTCAGAAGGACGCGCAAGAGACATCTCTGTAACAATGAAAAATCGTTGTGGAGAAGGAACCAGCGTAGTTTACACCCTTAAAGGTGCTCAATTGGATTCCCAAGCAATGAGTTCCAGTATCGGAGATAACAAAACAGTAGACCTTACATTTAGCGCTCAGCTTGGTGGACCACAAGATACCACTAACGGAGTGTTCATTTCAGGATCTGCTTCTTAATCAATCGTTTCTATCTAGTTTAACATTAAAGCTCTTGGGCAACCAAGAGCTTTTTTGTGTATATATTTATTATGGCTTACGGTAGGAATATTTACTACGATCAATCGGTTTATATCAATGGTAGTGAAATAAAAGGGGTTCAATCTTTTGATGGAAATTGGAGCGTCCCGAATACTCCGATGTTAGCAGCTGGATATGAATTTGTTGGTACAGAAATAGAAGGAGAATTGGTTGGGGAGGTTTCAGTTTCGAGACAGATTGTATCAAGCAGCGACCCAATACCAAACTTGATTGGTTCGCCAATAAATGGATATTTATTGTATGGCCCTAATCACTCAAGAAATAAATCTTTTAATTTTAATCAAGGATATATTACTTCTTTTCAATCTTCTTGTGCTGTAGGTGAAGTTGCAACCTCAGACTTCTCATTAACTGCGTATGGCGGGATTGGAAGCGGAAATATCACAAATACATCTTATACGCCAATAACTCCAACAGTTGCGCTGGCAAATTCGATGACATTAAATACATCATTTGGATCAACTAATGCAATACAATCATATGATTTTGATTTATCATTAAATGTAAGACCTATTTATAAAATGGGTGATATGTTTGTTCCTAGTGATTTTGAAATTGAGAGTCCGTTAGCTTCAAAAGTAAACTTTACAATAACTGCGGATGAATACGAAATTAAGAATTTATTTAATAGTATTTGTTCAACTGATTTCATTGAAAATTTATCGATAACATTGAATGAAAAATGTGATGGCCCCGAAATCACATCATTTAGTTTTAATGGCGCAAAACTTGTTGATTCGAGCATATCTGCGGACATTGGTAATAATTTAACTATAAATTTAGGATATGAAAAATATTATAGTAATGCAAGTGATGCAAAAAACAGTATATTTTCATGATTCCCTTGTGTATTAAAAAAGTGTAATTTCATAAAATGGCCCGTTCTAGAATAACATATCAAAGTCAAGCATTGTATGCAGGAAACATTCTGCAGCATGAACCCCAGCAATTATACAGAATACAAACAGCTGGGCATTCTGTCGACGTCCAATACGTTGATATACAAGAATTAGGAATATTAAAGTCTTTAGATAGGGAGGTTATTGAAGCTCCAGTAGTTAATCTTGATTTTACATATTTTATCCTAGATGGAAAAAATGAAAGAAGTTTGGGCTTAACTGTAGAGCATCGAGATGGAATTAGTTCTCCTACAAATTTTTTATATGGATTATTAGATCATTCAACTGACGAAAAGAATTATTATTTATTAATAGCCCCAGAAAATAAAGATGCAGCAGATGGAACAAGCAGTTATCCTATTAATGAAAATGGAGTTTTAGGAATAGGTAATGGTTATATAACTAATTATAATATTTCCGCCGCGATTGGTGAGATACCAACCGCCAGCGTTACCATCGAAGCGGCTAATATAAGATTTGATACTAATAGCGTAAATATAGATAATCCAGCAATAGATGTAGAAACTGGAGACGAAGTTAATTACCCAATTGATATACCAGTTGCAACCGATGGTTGGACAGAGCTTTCTGCTTATATATTAAAGCCTGGTGATATTAGATTAAATTTTGGAAACGAACAGTTTCTTGAGGGTGGTGTGTTATTGCATGGAATGGATAACGCAAATGATAATGAAGCATGCGTTCAAAGTTTTGAAATAGACATCCCAATAAGCAGAAATCCTAAACTTTGTTTAGATAGATTTCATCCAGTAGATCGGGAGATACAATTTCCGATAAACGCGACTTTATCAGTAACCGCAAACGTCTTAAGCACGTCCGCTGGAACACTAAGAAATGTAATATGTAATCCTCAGCAAGAAAGAGAGATATCTATTAAGTTTAAGCGGGAATGCAGCGAAGAAGACAACATGGTTTATACCTTCAAGGGTGCTATTTTGGAGTCTCAGGGCATGAGTTCTCAATTCGCTGATTCTCAAACCGTTGATTTAGTTTTTTCTACACAAATAGAGTCTTATTCAACAACAACCAAAGGTGTATTTTTGGCGGCTCCTACTACAACAACTACATTGCCTCCATTTAGTGCTCCAACATCTCCTAACTCCCCAGGAACTCCTTGCGAAACAGATTACGATGGAGAATATTTTTATGTTTGTACTGCTACTAACACATGGGAAAGAATTGCAATCGCAAGAATAGATCATGGATTAGGCGAACAAGGAGATACAGACTACGACGATAATTACTTTTATATTTGCATATACAATGGAATCATGGACCCCAGAAAAGGAAGGATCAGTATCTGGGGAAGATTTCCTTTATCGGCGACCACATTTTCTATGCCTGGTTCAGAAGGAGACACTCATTGTGCGCCTAGTTATTATTATGTCAATACAAGCGCTGGATGGAAAGAAGCGGCTTTAGCAACGTGGGTAGGTTACACAACCACTAGTACTACTGGCATTCCTACAACAACGACAACTACAACATCTGGCCCCACAACAACGAGCACGACAACAACATCTAGCCCTACAACAACGACTACTACGACATCTGGCCCTACAACAACCAGCACGACAACATTTGGGCCTACAACATCGACGACTAGCACGACAACAACGACAACATCTGGTCCTACTACCACAACTAGTACGACAGCTGCACCTGGAACGACAACTAGTACAACAACCAGTACAACCAGCTCGACCAGCACAAGTACCAGCACAAGTACCAGCACAAGTAGTACAACAAGCACAACTAGTACAACGCCTGGAGGTTTCACGACTACTACACCTTCGCCTGGAACAACGTCGACTACTTCAACAAGCACAAGCACCAGTACAAGTAGTACAAGCACAAGCACCAGCACCAGCACTAGTACGACAACTAGTCCCTAGCGACTAATTTATTATGTCAGTGCGTTTCGAAAATATGCTGGCATCAATTGATGGCCAGGACTATTACGCTGAATCTATAGACATTTCAGAAAGTATTAGTATCCAAGAGTTTTCTGCATTGGGGACAAAAAACGCTAGTGCTTTTCCAACGAATAGACCAGAAGGAACAATCAACATTAATTTTTATATAACTTCTGGAGTTGAAATATCTAATATAGAAGATCAATATGCAGAAACTGGGTTTGTTCAAGTTCAAGCTGGGCCATTCACACTTAGAAATGCAATATTAAATTCATTCTCAATACAGGGCGACGCCACAAGCCTAATTAAAGGCTCTGCTTCATATAATTATTATGGACAGATGGAGTCTGGATCCACCCCCTCTAAGGGGACGGCTGAAATAGTTCCTGCTCATGGAGCGTCTTCTTATGGAGCGTTAACAAATTTTGGCGCTCATGAATTACTTGATTTTGATTATAGCTTTAATCAATCCATGGAAGTTCAATATGTATTAGGAAATAATGACCCAGCAAAAGTAATATTTAATGATGCAACACAAGAATTTAATCTTTCAAATTTAATATCCGATATGAATTTCACAAAAACTAATCTAACTGGCGTTGATGGTTTGTGTGATGGGTCTGCAAGTGGAGAAGGGTTTTATGAGAGAAGTGGAAGTCTTTATATTAAAAACTTATGTAATGAAAGCGTTTATAATCTTACAGTTAGTGGTTTTATACAAGAAAGAAGTTTAAGTAGTCAGCCAGGAGGAGAAGTTATAGAATCAATAAAAATAACAAAAAAGTTTGTTGCAAACAAAGGATGTGATGAGTAATTGTTATAAAAATTTTCCTGTAATCGTGAATTACAGTAATAGCACAACTGATACTATATATTCTAATTCAGCCAGTTTATCAGAGAATTTAAATATTGAACACGCCAAATCATTAGGCATAAAAGGTTCAAACGCTGTTTTTATTAAAACATTAACACAAGGAGAATTAAGTGTTGATTCTTATTTGTTTGATGACTTGGGAATATTTCACAATTTAAAAGGACTTAATGATCAAGAAATCACATTGCAATTCGGTCCGTATTCATGCCCTGCGCCTTGTGTGTTATCATCTATGTCTGTTAATATTAGCGTAGAAGAGCCGATAACGGTGAGTAGATCTTTTAATTATTTTGGTGGCGTTACAGGTACTACATCACCAACACCAACCAATCCAACGCTTAGTCCTGTGATACCTGAAAATATTGTTTTAAATGGATTTGATAATTTAGGTGCATTAGATAATATAACATCAATAACTTGGACATTTTCTCAATCATATCAAGAATATTATTTATTAGGAGAATCGGTTCCCAAAATAGCCTTTACTGATGGTCAAATTACAATGAATATTGATGGCGAGGGAATTGCTGATCCATTGATCACTGAAAATTGCATATCTGAACCAAATGATTATGAAATTGAAGTTTATGGTTGTGGCGGCGATAACTTAGGTTCGCTATCGATCACAGGACATTTACAAGCAAGAACATCTTCTGTTGCGTCGGATGATGACGAACAAAATTCTGTATCTATTATTCAGTATTTATAATTGAAAAAATATTATATTATAATTAATATAATATATGGATCAAGGTCAATTAAAGGAATTATTGGAGTTTCAAGTAAACAGAAACATTACAAGATTATATAAATCATTTTTAACAATTATTGAAGATATACAAGATCAGCATGATAATCATTTTCATAAATTGAAATTAGCTCTACCAAATGATACAGAGTTGATTAATCAGGCTGATTATCTTGATGAATCAAGAATGGAATTTTTGAGAAAACAAGTGTTGGACCAAGGCAATGATGTTCGCCGCGAAATAGTTGGACAATTAGAAAAATTTAATTTAACAATCAATTAAGGAATAAGGATTATGGCAAAAGTAAAAAAACGTGAACTGTACAACTTCACTATCGATATCGAAGAAGAGACCGAGAGAGAAGTTACAAAGGAAATCGAACGCAAGAATGACGAAGGCGAAAAAGAGATAGTTAAACAAGTCTCTAAGGAAAAAGTCATTGAGCAAGTACCTGTAAAGGTATTCTTAAAAAAGCCTACGAGAAGTCAAGTTGAAGATGGCGATATGTTTTACAGTATTTGGCTGAATAAATTTATTAAGATGGGCCTGCTTACCAGAGCAATGCTTGCAAAAAAGCAGCTTGATGTTGGCGGAACTTTAAACGAAGAAGATAAGTTAAACTACGCAAAGCTTTACCTTAAGCTATTCGAAAAACAGCAAAACGTTATTCGTTACAGCGCTATGGATGCTGATAAGATGAGTAACGACGAAAAAGAAAGATTAGATAAAGCTGTTTCAGAGCTTTCTGTAATCAGAAAAGATCTTGCGGATTTTGAAGCAGCTCAAGCTTCAATTTTTGATCATACTGCTGACGTTAAGGCTCGTAATAAGACAATTACTTGGTTTTTGCTTCACATGGCATATTATGTTAAAGGTGATAAAGATGATGCAGAAGAACTGCCTTTGTTTCCAGGAACTGATTATGAAGAAAAATACGATAGTTATCAAGAGTTGGATGAAGATCAAGATCCAATTTTTACAAAAACTATTGACAAGCTAAGTACAATTGCCACTATTTGGTACATGAGCGGACTTCAAGAACAAAAAGAATTTGATGACGTTCTTAATCAAATGAATAAAGATTCCGAACAAAATTTAAATGTTGAAGAAGTTTTGAATGAAGCGGTTGAAGATCAGGTAAAAAAAGATCAGCCTAAGAAGGCGCAACCCAAAAAAGAACAACCAAAACAAGAGCAACCTCAAAAACAGCAGCCAAAGCAAGGGAAAGCTAAGGAGCAGCAAGCCGAGGCTGAATCTTAAAGTTAAAAAGGGGCCTATATGGCAGATGAGCCCCCAGAGGAAAAAACATTAAGAAAAGTACTTTCTGATGTGATTAATGGTTATACCTTCGTAGATAACGAAGGCGAAGAAGCTTATGTTAAACACTTTGGAAGCAGAGAACAACAAGAGCTTGAAGAGCACTATGATCGAATTTTTAAAAAAGCTCAAAAGAATGGATTACCCACAGAAAAAGAAAGCATGGAGTTTCTTAAGGAACAGGACTTGTGGACTGAACAAGACGAAGTCGAATATGTTGATGTCCAGAAATATATAGAAAACCTAGAGGAGACTAAAAAGAATCTAATCATTCCAAGCCAAATTAAAGAGATAGAAAAAGATATAGAAGAATCCCAAACAAAACTTGCAGAAAAACAATCAAAAAGAGATTCTCTATTGACTGAAACATGCGAAACTTACGCGCGGAACAAAAGCAATGATTACAGTATATTTATATCTTTTTATAAAAATAAATCTTTAACTGAAAAATTATTTACTGAACAGGAATTTGATGAATTAAGTAAAACTGAAATGTCTGAGTGGTTTGGGTTTTATATGAAAGAAAGTGTTCATTTATCGATTGAAAATATTAAATATTTAGCAATCAGTAATATTTTTACAATGTATTATAATATATTGGGCTCCAAAAACTTATATAAAATTATTCCAAAGACCCCTTTTGATTTTTCATTTTATCAATTAAATTTATTGAATTATGCTAAGATTTTAAATTCTATTATAGAAAATCACCCCAAAATGCCTGATAAAGTTAAAAAAGATCCTGACAGGTTATTGGCCTATGCAGAGGCAAAAAGCAAGAATCAAGCTATTGTTGACAAAGGAAAGAATAAACAAGGGTTTAGTGTTATGGGGGCAAGCAAGCAAGATATGGGAGAAATGGGTGTATCTGATGAGCTATCTATTAGTCCGTTTGAATTAGCCAAGAAAAAAGGTTCTTTAACAATGGAAGATTTTCAAAACTTTAGCTAAAAAATAGTGTATATAGAGTCAAGGAATTATGGCTTTAGGTAGAGGAAATATAGAAATTGATATTCGCGGTAACGTAGATACCGCAGGTATCGCGCGTCAAATCACCGCTGCCGAAAAGAAGATTCGTCCTTTAAGCATATCATTAGATGAGAAAGGATTTAGGCAGCCATTAGGTAAAATTAGTGGAGATCTAGCTGAATTCCAAAAATCTCTTGATGCTTCTGTAGCTCGTACTCTTGCATTTGGTGCTGCAGTAGGAGTTATAAACTCTGTTTCTGATGCGTTTAAAGGCTTGATTAATAGCGCGGTTGAAGTTGAAAAAGCATTAACCGACATAAATGTTATACTTAATTTAAATGGACAAGCATTACAGCAATTCTCTGATCAATTATTTGATGTAGCAAAAAATACTGGACAAAGCTTCCAGAGTGTTTCTGACGCTGCAGTAGAACTTTCTCGTCAAGGTCTTGGAGCAGAAGAGACATTAAAGAGGATAAATGATGCAATGATTTTAACAAGATTGTCTGGCATGGATGCCGCAAAATCTGTTGAAACATTAACTGCTGCAGTTAATAGCTTTGGAGATACAGCTTTAACAACAACTGACTTGGTTAATAAGTTGGCTACGGTTGATGCAGCTTTTGCTGTTAGTACTGAAGATTTATCTAATGCTTTAGCTAGATCTGGAGCTAGTGCTCAAGCCGCTAAGGTTGATCTTAATGAATTGCTTGCTGCTGTTACCAGTGTTCAACAAACTACAGCTCGTGGTGGTTCAGTTATTGGTAATGCATTTAAAAGTATTTTTACTCGTATTCAGAGATCAGGCGTTAGAGAAGCTTTAGAAGAAATCGGCGTTTCCACTACAGATGCCGCAGGTAACATTCGTGGAGCATTAGACATCCTGCAAGATTATGCTGGGGTATATGGTACTTTGACAGATGCTCAACGTGCTTATACCGATGAATTGGTTGCTGGTGTATTTCAAATCAATAATTTACGAGCTCTAGTAAAAGATTTAGGCAGTGACTATAGCATTTATAATAGAGCTCTAGATCAATCAAATAGCGCGACTGATGAAGCCATCCGAAGAAATGAGAAATTACAAGGCACTCTTTCTAGTTTAATTAATGAAGCTTCCGTTAACGCCAAAGAATTGGCCGCAACACTGGGCGATTTAATAGCTACGCCTGCAATTGAGAATTTGTTAAATATTTTTAACTCAATTTCTGGAGCATTAAAAACTGCATTAGATCCAGAAGAAGGAAGTCGTTTAATACAAGGCTTAGTGACTGGAATAGGAAAATTTTTATCTGGACCAGGTTTAATTATTATTGGCGCAGCCTTTATAAAACTTTTTAAATTTATTACCCAGCAAAGTTTAAAAGCTGTTGGTGAGATATTTAAAATTGGTAGTGCCGCAAATGAGGTTGCTGATGCAGAAGCAAAAATTGGATTTTTATTAAAAAATAATCGGGCCTTGTACGAAGCAATTAGTAATGAAGCTTTAACACATGAACAAAGAGAAGAATTAGTTCTTCAAACAATCAAACAACAAAATCAAGCATACAGTCAACAACAAAAATTAATCTCAAGGCTTGCGTCATCAAGAGGTATACAGTCAAGCATATCTACGAGAGCTCAAGGTTTTGTACCTAACGCTTCTCAAGGACATATACCTAAACGAGCTAAGAGTCAAAAAATCTCTAATTTTGCCAACGGATTACAGGGAGCTATTCAAGCAGAAAAAGAAGCTGTATCATCACGTGTTGGTGGAGCATCAAAATCAGCGAAACCAAAAGTTATAAAGAACTTCCCAATGGGCGGAGGTAAAAGAGAAACAGTTGTTGCTAATACCGATGAAGTAGTTGTACCTAAATTTGGTGGAGGAACGGGCTCTGCAATATTTAATCAAGATATGATTAAAAAATTTGGAATGCCAAAAGGGGCAATACCTGTTTCTCGTGGCTACGTTCCGAACTTTGCTGAATCCAAACTTCAAAAAGATAAGCAATTTCAAAACATATTAAGCGACTTTAGAGGTATTAACATTGACGTCCAAAGAGATATGTCTGGGTTTGGAATGCTTTCTGCAAAAGGAGCTAGAGGCAATTTAAGCGTTAAACAAAAACCTGGCTTTACTCGCGAACAAAAGCTAGACATCATAAATACAATTGGCGGTTCTAAATTAAATAAAGATGATAAAAATTATTTATTAACCACAATTGGAAGTAAGAAGAAAACTACTTTTTCAAATATACCATCGCAAACAATTGAATCTGCTGACCCAAAACAAATAAGAGGGAAAGTTGGCGCCTTGGATAACATGATAAATCCATACATAGCCGATGCAGTGGCAAATGTAGCAACAAATGTATATACAAGGGTTTTGGGTGACGAGGTTAGTGCTCAAAATTTAGTAAAAACTGTTAGAAGTTCAGCCAATGCAGATCAAGGGATAATATCAGTAGGGGCTCAAGGAGATATTTTTGAATCAGCAATTCGATTAGGTTCGAAGCAATCTGCAAAAGGATTAGCAAAAGATGATCGCACGGCTATATGGGACTTTGAAGAATCTGGTTCAATAACACCCGATCTTAAGAGCTTATTTTTTCCTGGGTCAAATATTTCTAAGGCAGATGCAAAAAGAAGTGGCGATCAAACTTCCGCAGGGGAAGTCGTAACAAAAGCATACAAAAATACATTTGATGATCAACTACGACAAATTTACGCAAGGAGCTGGGCCCCAATTGTTAATGCAGCAGTGAAAGCAGCTCCATCAAAACAGAAGACAGAAAGAAAAAGAACAGGCGTAAATTTAGCAGGCGGTTTCGTTCCTAATTTTATTACCAGTATTCCTGATGATATAATAAGGCCATTTCAGCCCGAAAATTACACTAACAGAATAATTGTCCCGCCAAAAGAAGATGATCGAACTATAGAAAAAAAAGTATCAGAAATAAAACCGACACAAGCTTTTCTTAAAAATCCTAAGAGGCAAAGAGCTGATAGTTTTGATTCATTTAAGGCATTGATTGATATTGAATATGACAGAAGGAATATTGCGCAATTCGAAAAAATATCCAATCCTATCGCTAATAAATTAATCAGTGGAAATACTCAATGGTTAAACTCAATTGAATCAGCATCAGCCAAATTAGTCAAAAAGAGTTTAGCTGATCCATCAGCAATCAAGGGTATAAAAACTCAAATAGAAAATTACAATTTAACAAAAGAAGCTCAATCAAAAGGAATCAAAGCTCAAGATGTAGTCGCGGGAAAAAGTGCAAAAGGAACCGCAAAGCAAAAAGAATATTGGAAAAAATACCGAACAACCATAAAGGATGGAAAATTCAAAAGTTTAAAAAATTTAGAGCAAGGAATTAGAGACAAAACAAAAGGCGTTATAGGAGAGTATGTAGCGGCAATAAAACAAGGTACAACAGTTAATACTAAAAATTCTTATTTTGACTTAGTAAATGGTAAAGAAGTAAAAACAGTAAGGTCTATTGATGCTTCAAACTTATTAAAGAAAGGGGCTAATGAATACTTAAAAACAAGCAATATCTTTAATGAAAAAGCTGAGCGTAAAAATTTAAATAAGGTTACTGTGATTATGCCGCGAGACAGCAAGGTTAATTTCGCAGACGGATTCGTACCAAACTTTGTTGGCGACAAAATCGGTTGGAAAATCGACAAGTCTAAAGGTGATTACTCTATCACAGGAAGCAGTCTTAAATTAGGTGGTTTTAGTGGATATTTAAATCAAGTATCAGAAAAAAATCCAAAAATGGTTAGCCCTGCAGCTGCCGCAAAATTCGCAAAAAGAGTTAAAGAAGCTAATGCGCAAACATTAAAAGATCGCGAAG